GGTTACAACTTCTTACCAAACTTTAAAATATGGGTAATTTTCGACCTAGAATAAGCCATGAAGAATTCGACGTGGTTAAACAATTCCGCGCCATTAAACGCGAAGCTAACAGCTTAGGATTAGACGACAAAGACGTAAAGCACGGCTGGTTAAAAACAAAAGACGCTAGTTTATTCTTTAAGAACCCAAACTTTAACAGCGGTCAAGACTTAGAAATAGACTTTGTTAAGCTACTAGAAAACGCACCCAAACTAAACACGGAAAAAGTAAAGCGCACGCAATACGAAGGTGAATTCGACAAGCTAGTTTTTACAGATGTTCATATCGGAATGGATTCTAGCGATAAAGGGCGTAGTTTATACCCGTCAGAATGGAACGAAGACATACTTTTTGAACGTTTGGAAAAAATGATTAGCTATACTTTGGCTAAACAGAATAGTAACGTACTACATATACTAGATTTAGGCGATTATTTAGACGGCTTTAACGGACAAACTACAAGGGGCGGTCATTCATTGCCTCAAAACATGAGTAACCAAAAAGCGTTCGACGTAGGTTTCTTATTTAAGACGATGTTAATTACTCAACTTTCGCCGTACTACGATAAAATATACGTTAAGAATATCTGTAACGATAATCACAGCGGTGATTTTGCATACTTCGTTAATCAGTTCTTTAAAACTTATGTCGAACGCGACCTAAAAAATGTAGAGGTTACAAATCAAACTTCGTTTATTGACCATGAGTTTATTGGTAACTATTGTTTCGTTACGACACATGGAAAAGATACGCATAACTTAAAGTTCGGTTTTCGTCCGAAGATTGACGCTAACCAGATTAACAAAATAGTCGGCTATCTAAACACGAACCAACTTTTAAATAAAGGCTACGAAATAATCTTTGAAAAAGGCGATTCACATTTATACTTATTCGACTCTTCTAGTTCGGACGTGTTTAAGTATTACAATTACCCCGCATTTAGCCCGTCTAGTAACTGGGTAATGACTAACTTTCAGCTAGGTAAAAGCGGATTTATTCATTTTAATTACGGAAAAGAACAAAAAAGTATTAACGAGTTCTATTTTTAGCCTATATTTACACCAGTTAAATTAGTTTTTGTATTATAAAAAGGGTTGCCATAACGTTGGTAGCCCTTTTTTTATGGCTATACCCTTATTTGGTAGCCCTTTTTTTATGGCTATACCCTTATAATGTGCGTTTAAATACACTTAATGGTAGAAAGTCCTATATAATGAATAAAAACACAAATCATTGTGCGGTTTAAAACACTTTACACCTTATCGGGTATAAATAAATACATTTCCTTTACATTAGCACCCTATCGGGTATAAATTTTTTCCTAGTAAAATAAAGGCTTTCGAGATAAAATAAAAAATATTTTGTAAATAAGTGAAAAAAAATAGTTCATAACTGAAACCTTATCTTTATATTTGCATATAACTAATTCAGAAACTTAATTTAATTACTATGAAAGCAATCGAAATGATTAACATTATCAAAGCACAAGAACATGAATTGTACAATGAAGTTCAAAAGTGTTTAGAAAAGTTAGGGGCTAACGACCCTATTACAGATTCAGCGGTTACACGTTGGGCGGTTATTAACAATTTATTAAAAACTTTAGAAGCATGAAAACTACACAAAAACAAAACGAGTTATTAGATTTATTATTGCCCGTAGCTTTATTCTTAGCTGTTATGGTATTCTTTATAGCAACTAGACCGAACTACATTAAAGCGGATAAAATAATCGAAGACATACCAGTACACGTACAAAGCCCAGTACTAGAAAAATACGGAGAATTAATCACTAAAAACAAATAAGATGAACTTTGAAATAACAGACTACACAATGTCACCTTTTAAAATGGAAATTGAATACGTTTTAGGCGACTACTATTACACGCTTGTATGCGATTTTGAATGGCTAGACGACGAATATAACGGGACTTACCTTGACTTTAATATCAATCCTTTACATGGTACGTTTTTCCACAGCACAACGGACGAAACGGGAACGATTAAAATTACGCCCGAGTACACGGAATTTATACAAGAAGCTGTAAAAGAGTTTAGAAATAATTCTCTTTGGCTTTATAACGAGGCTTTGGAACGTCAGCAATATTTAGATAGAAACGAATTTGATTTTACGTATTATGGTATTTAAACTACAAAGAATGGTTCGCTTCTGGACGACGAAGAACCAACACGAACATATTAGAGGGACATTTAACGAAGACCTTTACAGAAGAATTTGTGAAATAAAATTTAATCAAACCTTATGAAAACACCGATAAAAGCATTTAGAAATTTCATTGAAAATGATATGATGCAAAAAAGTTATACTAAAGAACAGTTATTGGAATTAATTGATTTGCTTTTAATAGACAGAGAAAAAGAACATATAATGTTAGCTTACGATTTAGGAAGTAATGAAGGTTACGATTTAGCTAAAATAGATGATTTAGAAGAAGGTCATTTTATGAAAGAACCTATTGAATATTATAACGAAAAATACGAAAAATGAAATACAAACTAACTTACACAATTGGATTAACTACAATCCAAGAATGGATATTTAATTCTAAGAACTTGGCACACTACAAAAAGTGGGACTTAATCGAAAGCGGACGTTTTAACATGGGTACGTTTAAAATTGAAACGATATGAACGAAATAATAGACAAAGTCAAATTCTTTACAGAACGCGACCGACTAGACAGAAAAACACGACAACGCGAAATAGTGTATAAACGAGCGTATTTAATGTACGTAATGCGTAACCAGCTATTAATGACATTTCAAGAAATAGGCAATAGGTTTAATGTAACACACCCAACCGTTTTATACTGGTCTAATATGGTACATTTTTATTTAAACCAAAGTAAAGACCAAGTATACATTAATCAAATTCAAGAATATTTAAAAGCGTTTGAAGGCACAAAGTATACACCAGAATATCGCAACCTTGAAGAAGACATTTTGAATTGCATCAGTACGTACGAACTTAAGTTGATTAAAGAACGAATTAAAGAAAATAAATACGGAAACAATGACAGCTATTAAAGTAATATAGTTACATTTGTAAAGGTTAGAGTCTCAAACATAGTTAACCTAAAGGAATTATTTACCCTTGTAATGAAGCTGACGTGAGACTCCAGCGGATTTGCGAGGGTTTTTTTTTACCTAAAAATTAATAAAATGAGTGAAATTTATTTAGAATGTCAATACACTAGTAAAGACAAAATGATTATTTCAAATGGTGAATTTATTTGCTTTGAAATATTTGTAGGAGAAGATTCAAGAACTGTTTGTATAGATGACAAACAAGCGTTTACAGTTATTAAAGCACTAGAAAGTTTTAGAAATGAGCGGTTGGATTAAAATACATAGAAAGTTTTTAGACTGGGAATGGTTTAATAAGTCCGAAGCAGTACATTTGTTTTTGTATATGCTAATTAAAGCGAACCATAAAGACGCTAAATGGCAAGGTAACGATGTTAAACGAGGTCAATTTATTTCGTCTTTGGGTAACATTTCTAACGCTACTGGAATCAGTATTCAGCAGATTAGAACCATTTTAAAAAAGTTAGAAAAGACAAACGAAATTGAACTAAAATCAACAAGCCAATTTACTATAGTAACTATCTGTAAATATGAATGTTACCAAGATGAAAACGAAACTACTAACAAGCCATTAACAAACAATCAACAAACGACTAACAAACCATCAACAACAAACAAGAATGATAAGAAAGAAAAGAATGAAAAAGAAGTAATTTTAGATTCTTGGATTGACTACAGAAAATCAATTCGTAAGGCATTAAGTCAAGCTACCATAAACACTATTTTAAAAAAGATGGAAAGCTATTCAAACGAACAATGCAAATACGTAATTAATAATTCTATTGAAAATGGATGGCAAGGTTTGTTCTGGGATAAAGTACAAACGATACAAGAAGTAAACGAACCTAAAAAATGGAAAGCACCATGGAGTTAAACGGATTTAAAATAACAGAAGCTGGCGACGTAATAACGGACTTATTTAAACACCGCGACAATTATAACCAAAAAGGAAAATATTTAGGTTTTAAGTCACTACACGAACATTACTCTATGTCTTTAGGTAATTGCACGGATTGGACTGGTTTTCCAATGAGCGGTAAAACACAAGTATTAATGGAATGTTTGATGAACACTTCAAAGTTTTACGGGTGGAAACATTTAGTATATTTTCCAGACGTTGGAAATAACGTAGAAATAATAGCGGACTTAATCCACAAAAAGACGGGTAAAAGTTTTAATCCAGATGACCGCAACGTAATTAAAGATAGTGAAATCACACAAGCTATTGACTGGGTTATTCAGCATTTTAAAGTTTTGACACGTGCTGACATTAAAGCTAAGTTAACACCCGTTCAATTTTGGGATATGTCTGTAGAAATACAAAAAAAAGACGAACTACATACGGCTTCTATTGATAGCTGGAAAGATTTAAACCACCCCTACAATGACTATGGCGGTTATGCGCAATACTTGGAATACGTTTTACCTTACAGAAACCAAATAGCAGAAGACAACGGGTTGCATTTACATACAATTATTCACCCAAAACTAACGGAAAAGGAAAACGGAAAACGTAACCCACCTAGTCCATACGATTTAAAAGGTGGTTCGGAATGGTTTAATTCTGGTAAGTGCATGATAACCGTACACCGCGAAGACCCAACCTTTAACCTAGCTGAAATTTACTTTAATAAGATAAAGCCACGTTCAAACGGAAACATCGGTAAAATTGAAATCTGGTTTGATAAAGAACGTTTAAGTTACTTTGAACAAATTACAAAAGCACCTAACGTTTACGAAAAGATTTACGGCGCACCGATAAAAGAAGAAGTAAAAATACTAACCAATTTAGGACACAAATTAAAATCAATGCAATAATGGACATAGCCTTACAGCTTTTACTTGTTAAGAGCAAACTACAAAGTATAAAAACACGGATTAGACTAACACGTGAAGACCTAGAAGCAAAGAAACCAAACGCCACCGCATTTATACAAGGCGCGCACGACGTAGAACTAGACTTAACAGAAATAGAAAAGACAATCTACGACCTAGAAATGGAAATGCGCATGATAGGACGCGAAATAAACTACGCAATGAAAATAAACGGACACCTAAAAGAAAAGATTAAAGATTTAGAAAACGAAAACAAATACAAAAACTTAGACTTATGACTAAAAACCACAAACTCGTAACTTTGTCCGCTGTATTACCAGTACTAGCAGACTTCATCGAAGACCTTAACGACCAGTTCGTCTTCAAACAAGACTTAAAGCGTAAAGCTAACATACTAGCAGACGAAATACGCAAGGTAGACAGCCGACTTTTGAATACTAACGAAGCAAACCGCGAAGAAATATTTAAACAACAGATTGATTTACAGCTAGAGTTTAGAAACTGGATTAAAGAAACAATAAAATTCGACTAATGAGAAAGTTAAGAGTATTAATAGCTTGCGAAGAAAGCCAAGCTGTAACAAAAGCGTTTAGAAAATTAGGTCATGAAGCATTCAGCTGTGATTTATTACCTTGTAGTGGTGGACACCCCGAATGGCATTATCAACAAGACGTGTTCGAAGTAATTGATATGGGCTGGGATTTAATGATAGCGCACCCGCCGTGTACATTTTTAGCTGTAAGCGGTGCTAGATGGCTTTACAATAAAGACGGAACTAAAAACGAACAAAGACACAAAGACCAGGAAGAAGCCTTAGAATTTGTAGGTCAATTAATGAATGCGCAAATAAAATACAAAGCTATTGAAAATCCTATTTCAGTTATAAGCACTGGAATAAGAAAACCAAATCAAATAATACAGCCGTGGCAATTTGGCGACGAAGCGCAAAAAAGTACTTGTCTTTGGTTATTTAAATTACCTAATTTAGTCCCTACTAATATCGTAGGAAAAGGCGAGTTTATAGAATTCGTTAGCCATAAAGGACAACTTAAGAAACAGCCTAAATGGTACTTTGAAGCACTTAAAAAAGCTAAAACCCCCGCAGAACGTCGAACGTTAAGAAGTAAAACCTTTGACGGAATAGCTAACGCCATGGCTACACAATGGTCTAACTATATTTTGAGTCAAGATGCGCTGTAAAAATTGTAAAGACAAGTTCGAACCTATCCGATTCAATCACAAGTATTGTTTAAAAGACGAATGTATTAAAGCCTTTGTCGAAGAAGTCAAGGTAAAGCAATGGAAGGAAACAAAAACACGAATGAAAAACGACCTAAAAACGACACAAGACTGGCTTAAAGAAGCGCAAACAATCTTTAACAAGTATATAAGACTTCGCGACAATGGTTTGACGTGTGTTTCGTGTCAACAGCCACCAAAGAAAAAGAACGCGGGCCACTATTTTAGTTCTGGGGGTCATTCAAACGTTCGCTTTGATGAAGACAACGTACACTTACAATGTGAAGCGTGCAACACCTTCTTAAGTGGTAACTTACTAAACTACCAGATAGGCATACAGAAAAAAATCGGAGCGCAAAAGCTACTTGAACTACAAGAACGGGCGCACGTTACGAAAAAATGGACTATTGACGAACTGAAAAATATTATAGAAAAATATAAAATAAAAGTGCGTGAATTAGAATAAATATTATATCTTTGTCTAAACAAAACTTATTTAACATGAAAAATTTATTTAAAGCGTTGGCAACATTCCAACAAGAAGTACCAGTAATTCACAAGGCGACGCAAGGCTACGGATATTCCTATTCGGACTTACCGAAAATTTTTAGCGTTATTAATCCATTACTAAAAAAACACGGACTAGGATTCACTCAGTTGATTAACGACACTAATTTAGTTACGTGTTTATTTCATGTGGAAAGTGGCGAAACAATCGAAAGCACTACGGCAATACCACAAAACGTAGCTTTAAAAGGAATGAATGACTTTCAAGTTATGGGGTCTGCTATTACTTACGTACGTCGTTACGCTATCAGTTCTATGTTAGGACTAGTAACCGACAAAGACACGGACGCAAGTGGTGAACAAGTAACTAAATTACCTACGATTGACGCTAAACGTTTTCAAAAAGCCGTAGAAGCTATTAACGCTGGTAACTATACACGTGCCGAACTAGAAGCAAAGTTCACTTTAACAGAAGGTCAAACCGATTTAATTAACGCGTTATGAATGCTTTTAAAATTAGATGTTCAGCAATAGGTAAGATAATGACAAACCCCCGAACTAAGGGGGAATTGTTAAGCCAAACCGCAAAGACATACATAGAAGAACAAGTTATCCAAAACAAGTACGGAATTAAAAAGCAATTTTACAGCCGTTACACGGACAAAGGTATCCTAGTAGAAGACGAAGCTATCAATTTAGTATCTGACATTCTAGATTTAGGCTTTATATGGAAAAACGAAGAGCATTTTAGTAATGACTTCATGACTGGTACACCCGACGTAAACACGGACGCTATTTTATTAGACGTTAAAAGTTCTTGGGACGCTACTACCTTTCCGTTTTTTGCTACGGAAATACCTACAAAGGATTATTACTACCAGTTGCAAGGCTACATGGAACTTACGGGCAAAACCGAATCGTTATTGTGCTATTGTTTGGTAAACACACCCGCAGACATGGTAGAAGACGAAGTAAGACGCGCACACTGGAACGCTAACCTACTAGAAGAAAGTCTAGACCTACGCGACGAAGTACAGAAACGCCATAACTTTGACCACATACCAGATAACCGACGTGTAAAAGTATTCAAAGTAGAAAAAGACGAACAAGTAATAGAAGCAATCAAAGAACAGGTAGAGCTTTGCCGAGAGTATTACAACACCTTAATCAATTTCTTATGAAACAATGTATTTTATGTAAAGAAGAAACTGCTGTTGAAAGACATAGTTATTGCTTACAATGTGTAAGAGAAAAACATAAAAAATATTACAGAGATAGATACAAGTCTATGCCTTATAAAGGATGGATATATGTTATAATAAATCCCGCTTGGAATGGTTGGGTGAAAATAGGTAGAGCAATAGATGTTGCAAAAAGACTTAAAAATTATAATGTATCATCTCCATTAAGAGATTATGAAGCTATTTTTTGTACAAGAGTAGATAATCCAATTTTAATTGAAAGATATTTTTTTGAAACTTATGGAACAGAAAATAACGAATGGTTTAAAATATCAGCAGATGAAGCTATATATCAAATTAAAAAACTAAAAAATGAATATGAATCAGAAAATAGAGGATAAAATTGTTCTGCGTGTTCTTAGTCGATTCAGCGAACGTTCGCAAGTTGGAATAGCTAAGTATAAAACAACGCTAGAAAGAACTGATTTAGATACGTTACAATGGCTTACACACGCACAGGAGGAAGCTATGGACTTTGTGCTTTACTTGGAACGACTGAAAGACGAATATAAAAGCAAGAATTTAAGTAGAACAATGCCTAAATAAAGACGGATGAAAATAGTAATAGAACAATACAACCATACAATAACACACGAAGTTCCACACAATGACGTAGACCTTGACGAAGTGTTACAAATGATTGAAGGACTTTTGAAAGCAATTGGATATGTATTCAGCGGACACCTTGAGATAGTGGATGACAGTGTAGAGTTTAGTCAAGTAACAACCCATTACAGAGATGGAACAATCGAACAAGAATAAGTGGCAATTTTTACCACATATCGTAAATAGAAATGATAACTAAACAACAAGAACAATGAAAGCAAGTGAATTACGAATAGGCAATTATTTTTATGACACTTTAGGTAAAGTAAATAGAATAGATTTAGAAGCAATTACTTATATTGTAAAAGAACCACATAATCAAGTAAAACCTATCCCACTAACCGAAGAATGGTTGTTGAAGTTTGGATTTAGTAAAAGAGATGTATTGTCTTCAGTTTTGTATGATATGAAAAATCCACGTTTTTCAATTTACCTAAATCCTCCGATAGATAAAAGTAATAAATGGAATATACTTGGTATTGAGAAAAATATTAACATTCAATACGTTCACCAACTTCAAAACCTTTACTTCGCACTCACTGGAGAAGAACTAACAATTAAACAACAAGAACAATGACAGCAGTAGAAAGAGCAAAAGATTTATATCAAATGTATTACGAATGTTTATGGTACAGCAGTAGAAAGAGCAGAATAAAAAACGCAAAACAAGCCTCTCTTATTGCAGTTGATGAAATAATAAAAACATTTGATTGCACAGCCCCACAAAGTATTGAATATTGGGAACAAGTAAAACACGAACTAACTAAACAACAAGAACAATGAAAGAAAAAGACTTAGATTACTTCAAGCAAAATGCCGAAGAAGATTATATGACAACACCAATTAGCGTTTTAAGATATATTAATGAATTAGAGCAGACATTAGAGCCGACATTAGAAGACACAAACGCTAAAAAAAATTGGATTTCAGAAACAAATTCAAGTATCTATGATGGTTATAGAAATAAAATAACAAATGAATGGATTGCTGAATCTGAATATTTTAAAATGTTTGGTTGTTATTAACCTTTAAACAACAATAACAATGAGAACACATTTAATAACATCTATTATTACCTTTTTAATATGTATTTATTTGGTATTAATGGTGTTAATACCAATGGTAGGATGGACTACCTTTTTCGCTATGGGTGTAGCGCTAATTTATTTTTTTGTATGGGTATTTCTTGAATCTATTAAACCCGAAAATGACGATGAAAACCCAACTAACCTTTAACCAACAAGAACAATGACAGCATTAATTATAACATCATTTGTTTTGGTAGCATTTATTTCCTACTACTTAGGAAAGCACCAAGAAAGAATAGAGTGGAACAAGTTAATTAAAGACGGAATATTACCTAAACCTAAACAACAAGAACAATGAAAAAACCAAACCAATAATGATAAGAATTAAAGAAAAAACACTAGCAATAATTGTAATGTTCCTAGTTTTAGGAATGATAGCAATAGTAGGAACTGCAATAGTATCACAGATATTCAAAGGCACATTTTAAGTAAACAATTAAATAAATATACAATGGAAAACAAGTTAAATTCGGGTGCAATCTTTAAGAACGACAAAAAGACTAAGGACACACACCCAGACTATCGAGGGAAAGTAAACGTAAACGGCAAAGAAATGGAAATTGCGTTATGGGTTAAACAAGGTAAAAACGGGTCGTTCATGTCGGCTTCATTTAGCGAGCCTTACGTACCGCCAGTAACAAGCGAACCAATTAGCAAAATAGATATAGACGACTTACCTTTTTAATATGTACGTAAACGACACAGACTTACGTAATAAGTTAAAGGAAGTGTTAAGGACGAAAACACGTAACCAAATTGTAACAGAAATCAAAACACGTACGGGTAAATTTCACCAGTACCAGATTGATAAATTTCTACAAGGAAACGACGTAAGTCTAAACACCGCCATAAAACTAGACGAATACTTATTACGAGAACAAATGTAATCTAACGCATACCATAAGAACTGCAATAGATTCTTTTTTAAGCCATCTTAACGGGTGGCTTTTTTGTTGTTAATAACTTTTTAAAGTAGTGTTTAGATTTTCATCGTAAGTTTGATTAAAATTTAACCAATGAATTATATTTTTTTAATAGCCTTTACATGGTGGGTCGTTAAGTTCGAGCCTTTACAAATGGCTTTTGACTATATTTTTAGTCTGTTACCTATCAATAGCCTTTCAATTACACTTCATTCGGCGTTGGGTTGTCCTAAATGCGTTGGATTTTGGTTAACGTTATTCTGTACTGGTAGTTTCTTTACGGCTTGCGTCGTTAGTTTGTGTTCTTTTATTTTAGATATATGCTTGGGCAAACTGGAATACTAGAAATAAACAAATTACTATCGGAAATAAACCCCGAACGATTAAGTAAATTACACTTGCGTAAACTTCAAACGATTAAAGTAAAGGAAACGGGCGTACGTGATAACGAATGTTTCTGCCACCCAGACAAACGTAAAAAATGGTTTGCTAAATTCCTAGAATGGTATGAAGAAAACGCTTGACAAATACATAAGCGAAAACTACGACGAAGTTAGGCTTTACACGAACTACATTCTAACCAATTACCACAGCTATAAGAATATTAGGTATTCAATGTTAGACGCGGACACGTGCATTAATAACGCTTACTTACACGTCTTAACAATAGACACCGAAAACACGGACGAAAACAGCGTAAAAAGCTATCTACTTAATACAATCAAATGTCAAATTATTTGGGATACGTCTACAAGCCATAAACAAGACGACATTAAAAGCGTAGAATACCTAGCGACTGACATAGAAGACGACGACGAAGTAACGCGTAAAATAGAAATAGAAAATAGGTTTAACAATCAAAGGGCGTTTGTAGAGATATATCGCCACCAAATAACGGACATACTGGATAAAGCTAAATTCGAAGCGTATTTCGACAAAGGATTTAACACAGCGCGAAGCCTAGCCAAACACTTTAATATTCCAGTAACGTCAGCACACTACATTATCAAAGACATTAAACATAGAATACGTCAAATTCAATATAGTTATGAAAACGAATGAAATAGCGGACGCCCTTTCGCGTATAGTATTATTCACTATAGGCGGTGTAATCTGTCTAGGTGGTTACGAAGTAGCTTTGCGAATGTTTGGCGTACTTATTATAATCAAAGCAATAGGAAGCGAACTAAAAAACGAACAAAATGAAAATTAAAGAAGAATACAAAGGTAAAACTATCATTACTTACGATAGTGTACTAGGACAACGTAGAGTAGAAGTAGACAAAATCCACCCCGCACAATTTAAGCACTACCAGACGATAGGTTTAGGGTACATTTTCGAAGCTGAAAACGTGACAATCAGTTACAAAGGAATCGACGAAGAACTACAAGCCGACGTAAACACGGAAAAAGAAGTTATTAAAAAACCAGTAAGACAAAAACCAAATGCCACAGCCAGTAAAAGGAGAACAAAAACAAACGTTCCTAAATAGGTGCATGAAAGACCTTGAGTCTATAGATACGCACCCAGACGAAAAACAAAGATACGCCGTATGTATACACACTTGGGAAACTCACTCACGCGAGGCAATGAGTATCTACAAAAACACGTTCAAAAAAAAGAAATGAGATACTATCTACTAGACTACGGAAAAGAAATGCTAGAAGCCAGTAAGAAGATTACAGACTACTTAGAACGCGAAGGCTTTCATTACATAGCTTACCTAACAAATGCGGACGGGCTACTATGTCTAGAGGAAATAGATGAAGACGAATTCTTAAACCACTTCAAAAACACGAAACATGGCAAAGCCTAAATACATAAAGACACCCGAAATACTATGGGAAATGTTCGAAGCCTACAAGGATAAAGTACAAAGCAACCCAAGACTAATAGACAAAGCCCTACAAAGCGGTAAAGTAGTCCAAGAAGCGTTAAGAGTACCCCTAACGTTAGAAGGCTTCGAAGTATACGGATACGAACAAGGGGTAACAATAGAACATTATTTCAGAAATACGAATCAAGCGTACGACGAGTATTGCACCATCTGCCAACGTATAAAGAAGTCAATCCGTCAAGACCAAATCGAAGGTGGCATGGTCGGTCAATACAACCCGTCCATTACCCAAAGACTAAACAACCTAACCGAAAAGACGGACGTAACTACAAACGGCGAAGCGATAAACGAAATTAAGATTAGCATTATCAGACCAGATACAAAAGAACTAGACTAATGGAAAAGGTTACTTTTAAAATAACACGCCCAGACTATACAACATACGAAAACACGTTCACAAATGTTAGGACTTGCAAAGATGAAACTGGCATAACTATATACGTTAAGGATTGCTCGCGTTTACTAGTAGCGTTTTATCCTATGGGTTGGGCTGTTGAATTAGTAAAAGTAGAAATTGCACAATAATGGATTTAAAAAGTACGGTTGTCTTCGAAAAGAACTACGACGCGCTTTACAATAACGAGGCGCGTTTTATCATTAACGAGGGGGGTTCGCGTTCAAGTAAGACCTACTCACTTTGCCAGCTTATTTTGGTCTATTGCCTACAGAACAAAGGCGTGGTCGTTTCCATCATTCGTAAGACATTCCCAGCGTTACGGGCTACAGCTATGCGTGACTTCTTAGAAGTTCTTAAAGATGCTGGCATATACGAAAAGTCAAGCCATAACATGAGCGAACATATCTACTCATTCAACAACGGGTCGATAGTAGAATTCTTTAGCGTAGACGACGAGCAAAAGATACGAGGACGTAAACGACATTTAGCATGGTGTAATGAAGCGAACGAACTATACTACGACGACTTCACGCAATTGAATATGCGTACCGAATCTAAGTTGATATTTGATTACAACCCGTCGGACTCGAACAGCTGGCTATACGACCTACCAAAAAACGAAAGCATACTAATTAAGTCTACATACAAAGACAACCCGTTCTTACCAGAATCCATAAAGACCCAAATAGAAGACCTTAAACGTACCGACGAAGCGTTGTACCAAATCTACGCACTAGGTGAAAAGGCTATCAGTAAGTCGAACATATATTCTAATTGGACATTCTTACCACACAGACCCGCACGCTTCACACAATTTATATACGGGCTTGACTTTGGTTATAACCACCCCAACGCGTTAATGCGGATATACTGGCATGAAAAGGACATCTTTATAGAACCCGTCATTTACGAAAGCTACCTAACGACGTCCGACCTACTAGACCGCTTTGCTCAACTTAACATAGAAAAGAACGCCGACATCGTAGCCGACTACGCACGACCCGAAATAATAGCCGAACTAAATAATAACGGATACAACGTGATTAACGCTAACAAGTCTGTTAAGAAGGGTATCGACAACGTAAAGACATTCGGAATATTCTGCATGGAACACGAAGGCTTAAAGAAGGAATACCAAAACTACAAATGGAAAAAGATAGGCGACCAGATACTAGACGAACCAGTTAAACTTTGGGACGATGCTATGGACGCCACACGTTACGGCGTTGCATACATAAAAGAACAATACTTTACGGACGACGCCTATTACGCGTTCTAACCTAAACAAAAAAGAAATTTAATATAGTCATGGCACAGACAATAATAGCAAACCCCCAAAAGTTTACACCAGCTTTCAACCCTATTAAGTTTATCGTAAACAGCACGAACAAGAACAATACGGGCTTTCGTTACATTTACCAAGTTTACAACGGCGCGACCTTACTAGGTTCGTTTAGAATCGTTCCTACCTTTACGACTGGATACGGCGAACTTGAACTATCTAAGTTTCTAAGTAGCTACGTTAGTTGGGACTTTGACCCGACGATAACAACGGACACCCCCGCGGTAAATTCTTTTTTCAATTACAGCGTTTCTGTAGGTGAAGAGTACCTATACGAAATTACTTACACGTCGGCTTTAACTTTGAGCGGAACTATTACACGTGTGAACGTTGCTAACATCTTTAACGTAGGCGACCAAATAAACATAACACAAGACGATGGCGGTACGGCAAACCCATTACTTGAGGGCTTGCATTCTGTTACGGCTTCTTCGTCTACTTGGTTCGAAGTAAACGTACCTTTCACGTCGATAACAGACGTAGACATGAACGGCATAGTAAACTACGCGGATAACCGCAAAGTAATTACTAGCGACATTACGTCATTTGATAATTTTAGAGTATTTAACGGCGCGTTCACTTGGGGCGAATTTCCAACGTTCGACGACGACAATTACAACCTAAACGCAAACACGAAGCTATGGCTAACGAACCAGCCAAAGACTGAATTCTATTCAACGTTAGGACAAGACATATGGCTAAACGCTAGACCGCGACTAGGTAAAAAGATATACTTTGAGAATAACGACGGCGAACTATTTTCTAAGTCTGTAGTTAGTAACGATTCGATAACTCAAATTGCCGTTGGTGCTAACAACTATGGAACGCTTACGGCTGTTTCTGGAACGTTGCCACTAATCAAAGACGACACAACCTACTACGAATTTTGGTACGAAGACAGCGGGCAAAAGTCTATCAAATACCGCGTGAACATCGACAAAAGAACTTTGAACGAAGAGTACCATATTTGCTTCTTAGACCGCTTAGGTTCATTTTCTAGCTTTGCTTTCCAACTTAAAAGCTACGAACGTGGGGAAATTACACGCGACGAGTTTAACAAAGACGTTAAAGGTTATGTTACTGGTGGTGGCTGGACTTACAAGCTAGACGAGTTCGGATTTAATACGTTTAACATAAATGTTACAAACACAATCGAACTAAACACGAACTGGCTAAACGAACAAATGTCAGCTTACTTTAACGAGTTAATTAGTTCACCTCAAACGTTCATCAAAAAAGTATCTTATTCTTGTATAGATGGAATCGTAGCGACCTCAACAGCTTACGTCCCGTGTATCGTTCAAACGAACTCCTACGAAGTTTTCAAGCAACGTAACAAGAATCTTATTAAACAATCTATTGTAGTTAAACTAGCAAATAACAATAACGTAAATGGTTAACATAGTAAAAATAATACTACAAGGAAACAACGAAGTACAACAAACTTTAACGACATTCGAAGACCGCGTCTTAGCGGGTGTCGGTACGTTCGAAGCTGGCGCGTGTTTAAATAGTTTCTTGAAGTCGCTAGGTGCTACAGAAAACTACGGCGGTGTTTTAGAAGTACGTCAAGACGTAGCCTTTCCGCTTAACTTTTCAGTAGGCGACATACGCGACATATCAAAGCGTAGCGGTACGTTTTCAAAGACTATCGTACTACCTGGAACGGATAACAATAACCAACTATTAAACCATTACTACGACGTAAATATCGAAGCGGGTACGTTCGACTTATCTAAGTTAACAAGGTGTCAAGTAGTACAAAACAACGTAGTCATTTTAGATAATGCTTTGTTGCAATTAATGAACGTAAACAAACAGCAACTTACCGACGCACACGAACAAATTGTTAACTACGAAGTAATTATAAAGGACACGAAAGCGGAACTATTTAGTACAATGAATAGCGCGGAAATATCCGACATAGACTTTTCAGACCTAGACCACTTTCAAACGTCGGACTATATAGTTTCCACTTTTGACAATACCATAGCAGACGGGTTTAAATACGTTCTTCCTTACGAAACAAACGGGAACGAATACCATATGCGACAAATGAAGCCCGCTATATATGCTAAACTTTATTTCGACCGCATATTTAGTAACGCTGGCTATACTTATTCTTGGGCGGGTTTAACAGATGCAAACTTTGACAAGTTGTTAATACCATACAACGGCGACGAAAACGCTGTAGACTGGACAGACTATAAAGTCTTAGCTGAAAAAGTATTTACAACCGCACAGCCACAATCTACAAACGGGTCTTTTGTTTACTATTCAAACTTTATTACGAACTGGACAGAAACGCTAGACGACCAAAACATCTTTAATCCTACGACGGGAATTTACACAGCACCAACGGACACAGACCCGTTAGCTTCACAATCCTACGAGTTTAGATTTAACATAACATACAGACTTAAATACGAAAACTATTCGGCTTCACCAGTTAGACCATTTCAAAATCTAGGTTTTACTACAGCACCTGGAACGTTTTATTTTGTTCCATATTTAAACGCTAATCACAATGGCGTAGGTGGTACAAATGCACAGCTTACAACTATACAAGTTAACGATTACATACCTAGCGGAACGTCTTATAGTTCAACGTATGCAAACACGGTTATAACTTCGCCTTCTAGTTCTATTTTAACTGGTGACTTACTTAAAGTCAAATTAGGAATAGAAAACATTATTGCTAACTTTCCAGTAGGTTGGGCAACTTCTTCTATTGTAGCTTCAAGGGTCGACGTTAATATAGATGTTATCGATATTAAAATGGAAATAATGCCTAATAGCAATACGGCTGTTATTGGTGGCTTTTTAAATATGAACGAATACGTACCGCAAAAGATTAAACAAGCGGACTTCGTTAAGTCTATATTTTTAATGTACAATTTATTTGCCGACGTAGACCCATCGCAACCGAATAACATTATCTTAAACCACCGCGACGAATACTACGACGACGGGACGACAAAAGACTGGACTTATAAGCTAGCAAAAGACCGCGAACAAAACTTAGAGTTTTTACCAGACGTGTCAAACAAAAGATTAATATTAACTTACAAAGAAGACAGCGACGACCCGAACGTTTTATATAAACAAAGTGTGGACGAAATTTACGGGCAACTAGAATATATTTTCGATAGCGAGTATGTACGCGACGTAGACACGAAAGAACTTATTTTTAGTCCGACTCCGATTACTAGAACTACTTTTGGCGCAATCGTTCCAATGATTAACGGACAAACGCCTAAAACAAATATCCGTATCTTATTAGATGGAGGCGAACAGCCATGCGGTGCGTGGGATTTAATTAGTAGTGGAACGGCTGGTACTTTTAACATAACCACTTACCCAGCTATTACCCACTTCGACGATGCGAACACACCAACGTTTGACATTAACTTCGGTACGTGTGACTTTTACTATTACAATCCATTAACGTTAACTAATAACAACTTGTGGAATCTATACTGGCGTCGTACAATCAATCAAATTAACGTCGGTAAAATGTTAACCGCATACTTCTATTTAAACGAAGGCGACATAAACAGACTAAAGCTAAACGACAAAATCCGTATCGATAACAGCTGGTGGAATATTAACAAGGTCATTGATTACAACGCCAACTTAAACCAACTTACTAAGGTCGAACTAATCAGTATAGATACAGAAATAGACTTAGCGCCTTTCCAAACGAACACGGGAAACCCAGCACCAAGTACGACAACAAACACGGCTTTAATGTCGGTACGTTCTTCTGCTATGAATACTGGCAACGTAATTCTTGAAGGTTCTAACGTGGCTGTTTATGGCACACGTAACAGCATTTCGCAAGGTGTTCGAGGGATTGTAATAGGTGACGATAATACGTTAAACGAAGACGGATTAATAACCCCTAGAATTAACGGCGTAAGAGTTGCGAAAAGTGGCTATGTAGCTAACATGACACAAACGGGAACTAGCGCGCCTACGGCTGTAGTGTTTAGCGGTGATTTAATTGTATGGACTAGGACGGCTTCTGGTGAATACTTAGGTACACCATTAACGCCTTACGACTTTTCAACTACCTACGTAATGATTAACAACGTAGAACATGACTACTTAACTAGTGCATACATAAACACGGACGGAAATGTAGTTATCGTTACTTGTCGAACTAGCGGACATTCACACCAAGACAACGTTTTAAATAACACTAGCTTAGAAATTAGAACTTACTAGAATATAATATAGTTATGAATGAAGTAACGATACCATTAAAACTTACGGGCGTCGGCTCGATGAAGTCCGAGCTAAGGGCTTTAAAAGCGGAAATAGCAAACGCTACAGACCCCGCACAAATGGAAGCCCTAGCTAAAAAAGCTGGTGAACTTTCGGACAAAATCAAAGACGCTAACGACGCTGTTAACGTGTTTGCTAGTGGGTCTAAGTTTGAACAAATTAGTAATAGTTTTAGCGGTATTCAGTCTAGTTTAATGTCTTTAGACTTCGAAGAAGCTAGCGAAAAGTCTAAGGTATTCGCCAGTAACTTAGGTAAAATTAGTAAGTCAGACATTACGGGCGCATTAAAAGGCTTAGGCGGTGTCGTTAAGAACGTCGGCGGTGCGTTCGTGAAGCTAGGTTTACAGATAATGGCAAACCCTATCTTTATAATTACGGCGGTTATTACTGCAATCGTAGTTGCTATCGGTTTATTCTTAAATAAAATCGGTGTACTTGACAAAGTTTTACAGACTTTAATGATTCCGATTAATATGTTAATTCAAGGTTTTAAAGACTTGACTGACTGGATGGGTTTAACAACGTACGAAGCAGAAGACAACGCTAAAAAAATCGGTAAGGCTAACGACAAAGTACAAGAATCTAGTAAAAAACGTAGTGAAAAAATAGGGAGCGCGTACGACTTTGAAATAAGCAAAGCAAAAGCTAACGGAAAAGACACGACACAGCTAGAAATAGCAAAGAGTAAAGCCCTAGAAAAAGAAGGTAAAGGACGTATTCATAACTCGCAAAAAGAATTGAACGCTTTGCAAAAGATAGCTAGCAAAGACAATGCGGAAAAACGTAAGAAACTACGCGAACAAATCGAAGCCGAAAAGAAAATTATTCAATCTGGCGTAAATGACCGCAAGTTAATAGCTATACAAGACGCAAACGAACAAGCGCAAAAGAACGCGGAAAACGCTAGCAAAAATGCGGAAAAAGCAAAAGAGTACGCAAAGAATAGAATAGACGCACAGCGCACAATTAAAGACATAGAACTAGCTTTAATAGAAGACGACGCTAAACGCGAAGAAGCAATAACTAACGAAAAGTATGTAAGGTTACAAGCTGACTTGTTAACTAACGACAAATTAACAAAAGAAGAACGCGCAAAATTAAAAGCGTTGTATACACAGCAAGAACTAGCAGAACTCGAAGTAGCTAATCAAAAAATAGTAGACGCTGACAAAGCACACCAGTTAAAACTAAATGAAGAACTGAAAGCCTACGAAAAAGCGAAGGAAGAAAAACAACTTGAACTAGAAGAGATTAATTACCAAGCTGGATTAACAGCACGCGAAAAAGAACGCCAAGATTTAAAATACCATTACGAACAATTACTAGCAGACGCAAGTCAATACGGCGCGGACGCTACAAATATCGAAGCGGAATATAAAGTTAAGCAAGCCGAACAAAATAAAAAGTTTGCAGACGAAGACGAAAAGCTAAGACTTGAAGGAGTTGAAAAAGCTAAGAACGAACGCGACGCTAAAATAATGTTTGCTAACGACATAGCTAACGGCATTACTGCTATTGGTGGCATGTTCATTAAAGACCAGAAGAAACTAGAAAAGTTCAACAAAGCTAGCGCGTTAGTTCAAATCGGTATCGACACGGCAAAAGCTATTAGTTCGTTAGTTGCTATGTCACAAGCAAACCCAGCGAATGCGGTTACTGGTGGTGGTGCGGGTATTGCACAATTTGCTAGCGGTATAGTTCAAATTATAACTAACGTAGCCAAAGCGAAGTCTTTACTTTCGAACCCATCTAGTACCCCTTCTGGT